TCGCAACTAAACAACGAGGACTGGGGCGGCGCTCCGATCCAATACCGCAACAGGGTGCTTGCATGAAGATGACAGAAACGGAACTGCTGAACTTCCTCGACGAAGAGTCGCGGAACGCTCGCGAGTTCAATCTGGACGATGTGGCATCTGACCGGCGCAAGGCGCAAAAGGCATATCTGCGCGAGCCGTATGGCAACGAAGAGGAAGGCCGCAGCGGTGTTGTGGCGTCTGATGTGTTCGACGCTGTCGAGGGTATGCTGCCGGACTTGATCGAAGTATTTACCAGCTCCGACAAGGCTGTGGTCTTTGAGCCTGTCGGCCCTGAAGATGAAGAGTCAGCCGAGCAGGTGACGAATGCCTGCAACTATGTGTTCTACAAGCAGAATAACGGCTTCCTGATCCTGTACACGGCGCTCAAAGATGCGCTGATGCTCAAGACCGGCGCGGTCAAGTGGTTCTGGGAAGAGAAAGAAACCCAGACATTCAGCACTTATCGCGGCGTTACTGACGACCAGATAGCGCAGCACATGCTCGCCAACCCTGACACCAAGATAATGGAGCAGGAAGAGGTAGAGCCAGACGAGCAGATGCAGGCAATGGCTATGGCGCAGGGTGTCGCGCTGCCGCCGACCTACAACGTCAAGGCCAAGAGCATCCAGAAGCGCGGGATTGTCCGCATCTGTGCGCTTCCACCTGAAGAACTGCGCGTATCTGCTCGCCATGACTCGATTCTGCTGGATGAGTGCCAATACGTTGCCCACGTCACCGAGAAAACATACTCGGATATTCTGGCTATGGGCTATGACGTTGACGAGGACGACGTAAGGCGGGCAGGCGATGACGAAGATGACTACCACGGCGAGACACAGTTCAGCCGTGGACGTGAACTGTCAGAAGACAACAGCGCAGACGACTCGCAGACTCGCGGCTGGTTGCGTGATGAGTATGTCCTGGTTGACTTCGATGGTGACGGCATAGCAGAGCGACGCCGCATTGTGCGCTTGGGTGATCTGATTCTGGAGAACGTGGAAGTAAGTCACGTTCCGATTGCCGCATGGACGCCTTACATCAAGACGCACCAGTTCAACGGGCTGTCGGTTGCTGACCTGGTCGAAGAGTTCCAGCGCATCCACACAAGCATTATCCGCAGCCAGCTTGATAACTTAGCTTTGGCTAACAATCAGGAAACAGTTGTTCTCACTGACGGACAAGGGAACCCGCTGGCCAACATTGACGACCTTCTGAATCGTCGCCCTGGCGGAATTATCCGCAGCAAGCAGCCTGGAGCCGTGCAGCCGTACCAGCAGAACTGGCAGGGCATTGTCGCCATGCCGATGCTGGAGCAATTGCAGTCAGAGAAAGAGAACCGCACGGGCTGGACACGCTACAGCCAAGGGCTTGACGGCGATAGCCTGAACAAGACTGCTACCGGCGCTCAAATGATTATGAACGCCAGCCAGAAGCGCATGAAGCTGATGGCGCGGATCGCTGCTGAGTGTCTGGTAGCCCCGATGTTCAAGGGCATATTTAAAACCCTGTCCGATCACAACATGGAGCAGATCAGCTACCGGCTGAACGGCAAGTTTGTGCAGTACGACCCGCAGGCATGGCGCGATCAGTACGACCTGACAATTAACGTGGGCATCGGCACTGGTGATGTTCAGCAGCAGCAGCAATTCCTGATGCAGATTGCCCAGAGTCAGGCAGCTGTAGCTGCTTCGCCGTTTGCTGCCAAGCTGCTGTCACCGCAGGAAGTGTTCAACGTGCAGGCCCGCCTTGCTGAGAATGCAGGATTCAAGAACCCGACCGAGTTCTGGGTTGACCCTGCCACTGTGCCGGATCAGCCTCCAGCGCCAAACCCTGTGGTAGAGATCGAGAAAGCCAAGCTGCAAGACAGCCAGCAGAAGGCCGCTGCCGAAATGGCGCAGAAGCAGCGCATGAACGAGCAGGAGCAGGCATTCAAGGCGCAGCAGGCCGAGCTAGACCGTATGCACGACATCCAGATGCAGCAGCTCAAGGCTCATCAGGCAGAACGCTCTAAGGCGCTTGATCACATGGCAAGCCGTGGATCGATGATCGACATCAACGAAGCCGGAGAGGTTGAAACCGGCGAAAGTTCCGAACAGGTGATGATGGCTAGCCTTCAACAGACGCTCGCAATGCTGGCGCAGGTAATGGCCGCGCCTAAGCGAGTGGTACGAGATGAGACTGGTCAGGCGGTTGGTGTGGTATCTGAATTTGGCGGGGCTGTGTAATGACTGACAATGTAACGCTGCCAGGCGAAGGCGCGACGATTGCAACGGATGATGTCGCCGGTGTGCAATATCAGGTCGTTAAGCTGGCAATCGGTGCCGATGGGTCAGCAGCCCTTGTTTCTGATGCCGCACCCATTCCGTCGAGCATAACCAACTTCCCAGCGACTCAAGAGGTTAGCGTTTCCGCATTACCTCTGCCAGCCGGAGCCGCCACGGAGACAACTATGGCGGCTGTATTGGCCGCATTCAAGCCAGAGGACATCGCTGCAACGTCCGGCGATCTTGGGCTGCCGATGCTGGCTATGCGGTTCGATAGTGATTCGGCCACTGCTGCTGATGGTGATTACACCATCCTGAAGCTGGACGAGACTGGACGTCTCAAGGTATCGACCAAGCCAGCGAGCTATGCGGACATTACTGGCAGCATTACCGCTATACAGGCGACTATCGGTACGCCAGTAGCTGGCGGCACGGTGGAGGGCGATGTTTCGCGTGCGTCTAACGTCATGGCGCTGTGCTCTGGAACCTTCGCGACGGTCAACTGCACTTTTGAGGGGTCGCTGGAGAACACTGGGGACACCAACTGGTTCACCATTCAAGCGGTGCGCTCAAACGCGAACACGATAGAGACCACGACCGGCAACTTGTCTGCTCAACCGACATACGCATGGGAGATGTCTGTAAATGGGCTGGCCCGTATGCGGGTTCGCTGTACCGCTCGCACCTCTGGCACTCAGTCATGGCGCTTCAAGCTGGGAACCTATGCAACTGAGCCAATCCCAGCGGCGCAGGTATCTGCTACTCAGGCGATAAGCGGATCTGTCACAGCAACGCCTGCAACGCCATCAGCGAGCAATATCAATAGCGCGGCTACCACTAACGCCACCAGCGTGAAATCGACCGCAGGAACGCTGTACGGAGTCACTGCGAGCAACGTTGGCGCTGGTGCGGCTTATCTCAAGCTGTACAACAAGGCATCGGCGCCGACTGTTGGCACTGATGTTCCTGTGCTGGTCGTCCCGATACCCGCTTCGGGCGTGGTAAACATCGGCTTTGGCGCTATCGGGCATCGTTTCGCTACCGGCATCGCGCTGGCTATCACTGGTGCTGCCGTTGATTCCGATACAACTGCCGTAGCAGCGGCGCAGGTCAAAGTCTTGTCCGAGTACATCTAAGGGGTTGTCGCCATGCTGCTGCTGTTATTGCGTGGCGCTGCTGCGGTTGAAACGCCGTCAGGTGGTCACGGCTTCGTCATAACCGATACAGCGCCGCGCCTATGGTGGCAGCGAAAGCCAAAGGCTATGCCGGAAGCAGTGGCCGAGCGAAAGGTAAAGCGCATTGCAGGCACGATTGAACGCATTGCAAGCAAGCACAAAGCGCCAACGTCTGAGGCAAAGCGCGAGATCCTGCAAGAGATCAGGCCGCAGCTTGAGCAGATGCCAGGCTTTGACTGGGTTCCGGTTTACAGAGCAATCCTGCTAGGACTGCACATCCGCAGGGGCGAGGAACAGGAAGCGCAACGCCAAGCCGAGCAACTGGCATGGGAACTGCGACAGGCAGACGACCTTCTGGTTTTGCTTCTGGCCGCATAGGGGAAAGTATGAGTCTTGATTTGAGAGTTGAGCAGGAAAGAGGCTCCAACGCCTTCAGCCTGATGGAAAACGAACTGCTACGCGAGGCGCTGGATGCCATTGACGCGGAAGTGATGGAGCAGTGGATTGACTGCCCAGCCCGCGACAAGGAAGGCAAGGAAGCCTTGTGGCAGTTGATCAAGACCAGCCGCAAGTTCCGCAGCATCCTGACCGGCTATATCGAGTCGGGAAAGCTCGCCACCGAACAGATTAAGAGGTACGAGAAAGAATCAACAATCAGTCGAATTTTCGGCTGATCCCCTAGCAACCAACCGACCCGCCTAGTGCGGGTTTTTTTATGCCCGCAACGGGCGTTTTTAGGAGTGTGTAATGGACACCAATCAGGAATCTGAAGTGTCGTTGGATGATGTAGCCGGTCTGTTGGGCGACGACATCGACGAAGAGTTGGACGAGGAAACCAGCGACGAGGAACAACCCGAAGAGGAGTTGCAATCCGACGAGCAGGAAGAAGACGACTCCGAAGAGGTGGAGATAGAGGGCAAGTCTTATCGGGTTCCAAAAGAACTGAAAGACATGGTCTTGATGCACAAGGACTACA